CCTGTTAAGGAACCAGTGGCTATCACATGTCCGGTGGACGAGACTGTGGCACCCTGAAGCTGTCCCGTGACCGTTGCAGACGCACCTGTTAGGGAACCAGTTGCTATCACATGTTCGGTGGACGAGACTGTGGCACCCTGAAGCTGTCCCGTGACCGTTGCTGAAGCGCCCGTTAGGGAACCTGTGGCCTTTACACTGCCGATGACATCCAATTTCTGTGTGGGTTGTGTAGAACCAATACCGACACTGGTCCCTTCGACCACAACGGCGCTGTTGGCAGACCATTCGGTTCCATCCCATGCGAGAATTTCACCAGTCTGTGTTCCATCTGCTGGTCCTGCATTGTCATACACCCATCCACTTCCGTCGTAGACGAGGGTCTTACCTGTGACAAGACCTGTATTGGTAAGAGGAACCCCGAATAAGTTGCTTGTTCCTTCCTTTACAAGGAATTTGTACTCGGCTGTATCTGTTGTCCCCACACCTACATTGGATGAAAAATAAGCATTTCCAGTGGTGCTTATCGTTCCGTCCACGATTGCATTCCCGGTAATAGACGCATCACCCACCACCGTTAAACTTTCGGTAAGCGTATCTACAATTAAACTTGTTGTCGAAACAGTGCCAGCAAAGATAGTCCCAGTGGTTGTCAAACCCGTCGTGGTGATAGTTCCTGTTGCTGGATCGGACTTGAGATCTTTGTTCGAAGTCAGGTTGAAGTTTCCATCACTCAACTGGATGACACCCTTCTTCCCTGAAGCAGAGGCACTTCCTCCTCCTCCCTCTAAAGAGTTATCGATGGAACTCATTACTACTAATTAAAGACATAAAAACATATTCAACTAATAACGATGGATCAGTTTGACCCCAAAAATGAAAAGCATGTTCAGTGGCTCAAGGGCTCTTTTGAGAAGATGGAGTATTATACTTCACCCGAATCTCAAAAGAACGGTAAGGAGTTTGTCAAGTACGTAAACTCCAATCCATTTGGTCTAACGATCAGTGCCAGCAACGTCATGGACTGGCCGATGATTCATTCCATGATCGCCACCAAGTATGCCAAAGCGGTGCTCACTGGTCAAGCCTGGCTACCCTGATCTCGTATCCTGAAAACTTGTGTCTGACCTCCTCAAGGAAATTTTCCATAATTTGAGTTCCCTGGTTTGACATGAAATCCACATAGATCATCTGTTCCTTGTGATCCACCTTGATTGGTATTCCAAGGCTTCGCATCCCATCAAAGTGGAAGGGGTTCACTGGTACCTCAATCGTAGTTGTCTCAATCATCTTGAATTACATTCCCACGTTAGTTTTAACCCTGTATCCTTTGAACATCTTCCCGACCTTCTTGACACATTCATCATGGAGGTCCCCAATGAAGTATCTGGACATCGTGACGATCACCACCTTGTCGTTGTCATCCACCTGGGCGTCGAAGTCTACAACCCTGATGCCATCGAACTCCAGGGGCGAAACTTCCATGGCGATCGTCTCGTGTCTCATACTTAAAAATATAATGACTTTTATTTTTAAATATGCTCTACTACAGTTGCTTGTTCAGGAACGTGTCGCCGTACATGTTCAAGAAGCGCACCGAACTGAAAAGACCCACCAAACGGATGATTGAAAATCCACAAAAGTACGTCCACGACTGGATGGAACATGAAGAGCTATATTCTCGTCTTCACGATCAACGGGTTCGTGAACAAGAGAACAAACTGGATGCCATGGAGATGTTCTGTAAGGAAGAACCCCATGCTCTAGAATGTAGGATCTATGACGTTTAGTGCTGAGCCAGAGAAAGAGCGAACGGATTGTTGTCCAACTGCTTGACGGCGAGGCCCAGTTGTTTGGTTCTGAAATCTGCATTTCCCTTGTAGGCATTGTTGTTCTGCTTCCAAGTGATATCGTAATTCTGACCGAGATACTGATTCCCGGCACCTCCCTCGATAACGGTCGAAGCGCTATCGCGAGTGTGTGTGGTGGCACCCTGAGCCTGGGTGGCACTCCCGCGGACGTTCATGCGACCACCCGGAGGCGTGTAGCCCTTGTTTCCGCGGTCGGCGGGACGCAGAAGGATGGTCTTCTGGGTATTCTGGTAGGCTCCCTCGAATGAGTGAATGCCCGGAGCCGCCACGTCGTTGATCCTCGCCGCGAAGTTCGCTTTGTTTCGGGTCGGAGCCTCCTGAAGAGTTCCCGCAGAAACGAACTTCTTAGCCGCGCCAAACTCGAGACCGTCCATGCGGGTCGAGGTCTCCGAGCGGATAGTGGGACGCTGGGTCTTCACATACTGCTCGCGTTCGCGCTGACCGGTGAGCATGCCACCCTGTCCCTGGGCGCGACCCCGTTCCAATGGACGCTTGCCCTCTGCACCCAAGAGCTGGTAGGTCTTCTGAGGACGATTCTGAGTGACGGTGAGACGCTCCGACCCACGACCCACAAAGTCCTTGGCGGGACCCGAGCGACCGGGAAGGGTTGTGAGCTTGTATGCACCGACGTTGTTGGGCATCACGCGGAACTGCTGCTGATAGCCACCATAGGCGGGAACGCTGGCTGGGACGCCAAGACCGGGACCGACGAATCTGCGTTCGGCCGACGACAGATTGTTCATGCGACTCGAGACATTCTGACGGTCATAAAGATTGTAGACGGGCTGACCAAAGGGGAACTGAGAATTCGGCGCCGTATCCTGAAGCGTCGCCACGACCTCCTTCTTGGGGTTGATGACACCACCCATCGGATTATTCGGGTTGAACGTTCCCGTGAACAGATCCGTCACGGCTGTCAATTCCTGGGTTGGAGTATTCACGTTGTTACCAAAAAACGGCATTTGTTGCGTCTCTCGGTTCGGAACGGGTGCTGGAGTAAAACCTTCTTTGCGGTCACTGCTGGCAATTTGACGACCTGCCACAGCAATCCCTAACAAGGCCACAAGACTCAATGGGTCCATATTAAAACTAGAGCAGATTTTAAAAATCACTTGTATCTACGCTCAAAAAGAACGTTCTGAACATCTGCCCGGCTGCTCGTGGGATCCCACGACCGACTCCGGAGCGGCACTGAGCACGACATGTCCTTGGAAGGGAAGTCATACTCGCGACCCTGATAACCCTTCTTGAAGAACGTGGTGGACTGAGGGCGAAGCATATCCTCGACCATGATGAGCGAACCCGGAGCACCCTTGCCCGCCATGTAAGGAGCCGTCCCGTAGATGGGCGTCGAGGCACGACCCGACCCGGCGTAGTTGAGGTTGCTGACCACCGGAGGCGCGATCACATGATCGTAGGCGCAATCCACAGGCAGACTCTCGGCGTCCAAAAGAACCTTCGATGTGTTGAGCTGATAAGCCATATTACTATCACCCAATATTTTAAGTGCTGCCACCGAAAGTGCCTCTGAGTTGCTGAAGTTCTGGCATCCTGGACTGACCAAACATCGAGGCGTCGTTGGGGTAGCATGCATCGCCATTGTCCCGGCAAACCTTGTCCACCACCGGGCCGTAGGCAGCGCGAAGGAATGCACCTTGGTCATTGGGGATGGTCGTGGACGGCATGCTGTAAAAAGCACGGAACGATTGGTTTCGGCTCGAGTAGACATCCGCTTGATCCGTGGGCGTACCTTCGTTCAGGAATGCCTTGACCTTGTCCTTGACGGTAGGGTAGTAGCATGCCGCCGGGCGCTTCGGATTGTCCGTGTAGTCCGAGAGAAGTACGTTGGCCATGGGATTTTCCTTGGTCGGCTGTTCACATGCCTTTCCTGGAGTGGTCGCGTTGAACCTGACCCCTTCCTCCTCAAACGAAGCGGGCCTCATGGCTTCCTTGATGCCACCCGCCAAGAACATGGACGCCATCACCATAATAACCGTGAGACCCAGGTAAATGACCCTGATGTCGCGATTAATCACATAAAGGATCGCCATGGTGTAGAGGATGAACCGCGTGGCGGCGTTGAGCCTCTCCACGGGTGTCTGCTTAGCCAGAGGCCAAAAGATCAGCACCTTGTTCTTGGCAAACAAGTGCGATGGATTTCTAAACCACGGTTGTTCCATTCTTATTTATTGACTAGTTATTTTTTTCACTGAGGTGGCTGCTGAAGAATCTTGGTCAGATTGCCCATCAGTGGTCCGAGAGCGCCCATGATCTTGGTCTCGTCCAGTCCACCCTGACCATCGCCAAACTGCTCTTCAACCTTGGAGGTCATCTCTTCCATCATCTCGGGTTTCAACAGGTTTCCGAGCAGACCCGCGAGTGGATTCTCCTGTCCATCCTGCCCCTGGGGTGCAAACAATTGATTAATCTTCTCCGGCGAAAAATCCATGTTGGTTTGACGGGACGCCTGAATCTCATCCTCGCCGACATTGTTTCCGAGGACGTAGAGTCCCTGGACGTACTGCCAGATGGCCGACCGGCTGTTGTCCGAAAGTTCGGACTTCCACATGGACTCGAGGTCGAGCGTCTTGAGAATTCCGTAACTTCGCGAAAGCTCCTCGAAGATGCGCTCGTCTTGATTGCGAATCAGATCCTCGTGGGGTTTCACATTCTTCATAAACGTTTCCAGGCAGACACCAGGATCCTTCTTGATCAGCATACCGACCGTATTCCTGTAGGTCTTCACAATGGTGTTCTCTGGGAACGTGTGAGCCAGCTCATCCACAAACTGCAAAAGAAGCTCGTTAAATGTATCAACACTGGCCATAGTATTATTTAATTAGACTAAAATCTTTAACTACATACCGCGACTAACTTCCGGGAAGGGAGTCTCGTAGATCTCCTCGCGCTGGGAGATGCCGAGGTAGACGATCGTGCCCACCAGGATGGCATTCAGAATCGCCGGCTTGATCATGTCGGCATTCCTGGGAGGCGCCTCGCGATTGAGACGGGCCACCAACTGGATATACGCCATTGTGACAACTGCACCGACCAACGCCGCGACCAAAGGATTTTTAAGCGAATCACTGATCATTATTAAATAAAGCAGATTTTAGTATGTTTAACGGTTCGCACTGGGGTTGATGGAAAAGTCCTCTTCTTCGTCCATCGGTGG